GCTCACCCGGGGGAGACCCCACCACCCTACCACGTGAATCCCCAGGAAGGAGGAAAGCCCATGAAAGCGCGACCCATGTACATCGTATCGGTAACCGCATTTACCGCGGCGATAATCACTGCGTTATATAACAAAAGTGTAAGCATTGCTACTGCTACGCTACTCGTTATTGCCGCTGTAATCCTCGGGTACATCACCTGCACCGGCCGCTGGCGCCGCTAACCAGCAACCCCACTAGCCGAAGCTGGTGGGGTTTTCGAGTTCAACCCCAGCTTCCATTAGAAAGACTCCATGATGATTGATATCACCCTCGCCAAAGATATCCCACACCGAACAACCATCACCGATGGCGGAATAGAATACTGGACCGTCACGGCTATCACCCAGCACATCGGCGTCGCTAAGGCCACCTTCGCTAGCTACGTTGCCCGTGGCCAAGCCCCACAACCCGCATTCCAGCTAGAACGCACCCGCCTATGGGACGCCGCCGAAATCAAACGATGGCATGCTTCACGCCCCACAAAGTAACCACACCCCCCGCCCTTCGCCTCCCAGGGTGCGGTGAATGCCGCTAGTAGTTGGACCTCAGCTTTACTATTGCCTCACGCATACCAGCTGGGGAACGGGAGGAAACCATGGGCGCCACCACTGAGACAGGCCTACGAGCCACGCTACGTGGCCTACAGGGCCTCTGGGTAGAACTAGAGTCCGCCAAGTACCCCACCCCCACCCGTATAACGAACCCCCAGGGGGGTAAGAAACCCGGGGCCCACCCCACTACACCAGGCGGGGCCGCCACCACCCTAGACATCGACCTCACCCTTAGGCTCTTCGAGGTCGCCCGAGACATCGCCAACCACATCCAACCAAGCCGCATCCTCACCTGCGACGCCCACCAACTCCTCGACTTCCTCACCTTCAATGCTGGACTCATCGCCGACCTGGACTTCGCCCCCGACATCCACACCGAACTCCGCTACCAAGAATCCAGACTCCAGGAATTCCTCCGCGCCGGGCAACCCATGGTGTGTGACGCCGGCGAACCATGGCTGACATGGCGCACCATCATCCATGTAGCCCATGCCGAAGGGCATACGGTTAGCCGTGCGCTGCTACGCAAGTGGGCCGAGCGCGGACACATCAGCACGCGCCTAAGCGCTGATCGCATCGCATGCTATCGACTCGGTGAGGTTCTAGGCCACCTGAAAAATATGCCTTTGCCTGCTGTCACAGCAGGTGATATAATCGACGCGACGACGCAGCCTGCAGAAAAACCAGTGGAGGGTTTAGGGCTTGCGTCGCCCCGGGGCGTTTTGATGGCTCCTCACCCCGGATGACTCGTGGGGCAGGGGATTGCCGCTCCACTCCTCCTACTTTCTGACCTTCAGGGAGGGAATCCATATGGCAGCATGGCGAAACGGCGCCCCTACCCACGTGAAAACCCATATCCGCAAGAAAATCCTCACCCGCGACGGCTACACATGCCAACAATGCGGCAGCCCAGCCGCCGAAGTAGACCACATCGACAACGCCCGCGGCCCCGGATACGATGCCCTTAGCAATCTCCAATCGCTCTGTGTCCCATGTCACAAGGCCAAAACGCAGCGTGAAGCCCAGGCGGGGCGCGCCGCCCGGGTAGCGAGAGTGAAGCGACCCCCCACCCCCTCATTTTGTGATATTCCCCACACTAGCAGGTTTGATACCGACCGGGGGTAGGGGGGATACCCCCCGAGGCGGCCCTCGGGCCGCGGAGGGCAAAGGGTCTGACGGCCTGTACGGGTTCCCAAGGCCCGACCAAAGGTAAGGTTAGGGAAACCTAAGGACATGAAAGGGGGTGCCGACCGTGCCCGGACCACCCCCGAAGAGGAATGCCCGCCGCCGCAATGCCCGACCCGACTGGGTGACGCTCCCCGCCGACGGCCGGAAGGGGCGAGCGCCCCGATGGCCACTGCCCGGCCGAGTGCAACGTGGCTGGGCGGAACTCTGGCGACGCCCTCAGGCAGTCATGTGGGAACGCAACCACGACGAGTTTTTAGTCGCTCGCTACCTTATCCTGCGGAACGCTATTCAAAACGAGCTCGATAACGGTGTGGTCAACGCCACCGCCATGGCTGAGCTCCGCCAAATCGAAGATCGGTTGGGGCTTTCACCCATGGCCATGAAACGCCTCCAATGGGAAATCGGCGATACCGAACAGGCCAAGCCCGAAGATGATGGGGTGGTGATCGACGCCCATGACCGCTTCGCTAATCTCTGACCTCACCATGCCACCCGGCTACTACCTCGGCGACAAGGGTGCCTGGTGCACCCTCCCATGGCCCACCACCATGGATGAAAAGCTGGACCTCATCGCCCACTCCCTAGGCCCTGCAGTCATCGACTGGGCCGAATGGCGCACCGACGAACCGGGTCTCCTCAACGACGACGGTGAACCCTGGCGATTCACACCAGGGCAAAGCAGATTCCTCATCCTCTGGTACGCCTTCAACGACCAGGGCAGGTTCATCTACCGGCGTGGCTGCAAACGCGGCAGCAAGGGCAGCGGCAAAGACCCCCTGGCCGCCGCCATGTGCAACATTGAGCTACTCGGCCCCTCCCAACTGCATTGGGACGGCACCCGCTACGTAGGCAAGCAGCACACCATGCCCCTGGTCCAGATAGCCTCCAACTCCGAAGAGCAATCTAAGGATGTGTTGAGGGTTGCTAACTCCCAGTTTGGTGTTGAAGCCACCAACTACTACGGGCTGGATAAAGGCCGAACTGCGACCTTCGTGAAGACCTCCCCGGCCCGCATCGAAGTGCTTACCGCCTCAGAGCGGTCTTCCGAAGGTGACCCTGCTACTTTCATCGTGCTCAATGAGACCCACCACATGACTCAACGCTCCGGCGGCCATGCGGTCGCCAAGGTTGCCCGTCGAAATGTCGGCAAATCAAAGAAAAGTGTGCAGGCCCGAATGGTGGACTTCACTAACGCCCACCAGCGGGGCCAGGACTCCATTGGCGAAAAGACTTTTGAGGCATGGCAGAAACAGCAATCCGGTAAATATCCGCAGCTCAAGAAAGACATCCTCTATGACTCCATTGAATTTGACCCCAAGCTAGACATCTACGACCCCAAGCAGCGCATGCTGGCGCTCCAGCAGGCCTACTCCGACGCACCTTGGGCTGATCTTGAACGCCTCTCCGACGAAGTGGTCGACCCCGAACTCTCGGCAGGTGATGCCATCCGTTTCTACATGAACGGACTAGGCGACGCCGAAGACTCTTATGTGAGCGCTAAAGCGTGGGCGGCACTCGCCGACCCCACACACCAGTTTGAGCCGGGGGATCAGGTCGCCATGTTCCTCGACTGCTCCAAATCAGAAGACGCCACAGCCCTCATGGGCTGCCGAATCTCAGACGGGTACAACCAAACGTTGGGCGTGTGGTCGAGGCCCCGCGGGCCCCGAGGCGAAGGCTACCTCGTCGACCGCGACCAGGTGGACGCCAGGGTGCGAGAGATCATGGAGATATACAAAGTAGTTTGGTTCGGCGTCGACCCATCACCCGCCAAGGACGACACCACCGAAGCCTCCTACTGGAGGCCCCTCATCGACGCATGGCACCGTGATTTCCGCCGAAAACTCCGCTGCTGGGCAACAAAAACCCACTCCGTCCTCTGGGACATGCGGCTTTCCGAACCCGGCGCCGCCGACCGGAACCGGCGCTTCTCCCAGGAGGTAGAGATCATCCAGGACCTTATCGACAAAGATGGCCTGGATGGGCCATTCCGGCATGATGGCAACCTGGCGCTCACAGCGCATGTGAACAACACGAAAATCAGGTGGAATAAATTTGGCCTAGCGATCGGTAAAACCAGCCGTGACAGCCACCAGCTCGTTGATTTGTGCGTGGCCATGGTGGCCGCCAACGTCGGCCGGCGTGAGGCCCTGAACAGCGGTAAGGTTCGTGCTCGCCGCAAGGCCGGCCCTAAGAAGCGAAGAAAGGTGCTGATCGGATGACCCTCGAACTAATCCACGACTATGACCCCTCAGACGACGAGTGCAACCTCATCGCTAAGTTGTCGGGGCGGCTGCAAGAGCATGCTCGGAAGAACAAGCTGAAATGGGCTTACTATGAGGGCAAAAACGCCCTCAAGGATTTAAATATTGCCCTACCTGCGGTTGCTAGCAGCATCAAAGCCGTGGTCGGCTGGCCCGAGATTGTGGTTGACTCCTTGGCGGAGCGGCTGGAGTGGCAGGGGTGGATCTCTCCAAAGGCCGACATTAGCGAACTAGACCAAGTTTTTGCCGAAAACGACCTAGCTTCCGAATTTGCTAAAGCCACCCTGGAATCCCTCGTCACTGGCATGGGGTTCCTCGAAGTATCCGCAGGTGGCGATGGGGAGCCCACCATCATTATTGATGCGGTTACCGCAGGCGAAGCCACCTACATGTGGGATGACAGACTCAACCGCATGGCAGCAGGGTATATCGAAAAAACCGGGGAAAACGGCGAAAAATACCAAACTCTGCACCTGCCGGACCGGGTGATCTCTATCATCACCGACCCTCACGAGGCGGAAAAGGAAACCGTTTGTGTTAAGCACGGCTGGGGCAGGTGCGGCCTGATCCGTATCCCAAACCGGTCCCGCGCCGGGAAAGACGCAGGCGCTTCGGAAATCACCACGGCCATCGAATACTACACCGACCATGGTGTTCGCACCGTGCTCGGCATGGAGTTCAACCGCGAGTACTACACCACCCCACAGCGCTACCTGCTCAACGCTACATTCGACCAGCTAGGCCTAGACGAGGACGCGACAGAAAGCGACCTCATCCAAATGGGGTGGAAGGTGGCCATGAGTAAGGCCCTGGTGGTGCCGCCGGGTGATCCTGATGATGGGCTGCCGAACATCACCGCGGGCCAGTTCCAAGCATCCCCACCTACGCCCTATATTGAAGAGCTCAAGATGATGGCCCAGCTGGTATCAGCACAATCAGGGGTGCCCGTATCGTATCTGGGGTTTGCCTCCGATAACCCGCCCAGCGCCGATAGCATTAGGGCTACTGAATCCCGCCTGGTGCGGCGCACCGAACTCCGCCAGCTGGCGTTCGGCCGCCCACTATGCCGTGATCTGGCCTACGTGTGCAAAGCCATTCTCGACGGCAGGCCGCCCGAATGGTCGTTTATCGCTTCTCTCGAAGCGAAATGGCTGGCGGCCGCCACCCCCACACTCTCAGCGACCATGGACGCCATGACCAAAGCCGTAGCTGCTGAAATCACCCCGAAGCACTCCTCCGTCGTGTGGGGCAGGGTCGGGTTCAGCCCAACCGAGCAGGAAATCATGCGGAAAGAACTCGCCGAACAATCCGCCACCCAACGGGCCACAGCACTTGCCGGCGGTGCCGCCACTATCGGTGACGCCACCGTGCTCGACCTGGCCAGGGCAAACCGAGAACCCGAAGAAACCAGCAGCACCAATGAAACGGCTGCTGAAACCGACCCGCAGGAAAACACAACCGCTTCGCGGGGGGGGGCGGATGATCTCAAACAGCGCGCCGACGCCCTAGGCGTCATGATCCGCGCCGGGGTCGAACCCACAGTAGCCGCTGACCTGGCTGGCCTGCCCGGAATCCGATTCACCGGGGCAACCCCCGTATCACTACGGGAGAAAACCTAAACGACGCCCAGGGAGGGAGGTGCTAGCCATATGGCGCGAGACCTGGATGCCGAAGCCGACTACCAGCAGGCCATGGACAACCTGCGGACCCTCGCTATACGGGATCTAGTGTCCTGGTGGAAACAAACCGAAACCTTAGGCTTTGCCGACGCCAAGCAGCTTATGGAAGAGCCCTTCCAGGCGATCATCGCAGCCTACGGGGAACAATCTGCCTACGCCGCCGCCGATTATTTATTCCGCTCCCGCAGCCTCGACGACAACCTCCGTGGCTTGGAATATCCCGAAGTGGCTGACCCTGCGGGGTTTGAACAAATCCTTGGCTCCTACGCCTGGGCACTAAACACCTCCCGCACCGTAACCGGCGATCTAGACCGGCAGCTAGTGCTACGGAAACTTGCCGGCATCACCAACCGCCTCGTGCAACAACCAGCCCGCGAAACCGTATACCAGGCCACCCGAAAAGCCGGCACCCGCTATGCCAGAGTGCCGGAACCCCACGCCTGTACCTTCTGCCTCCTCTTGGCCAGCCGCGGCGCAGTCTACAGCCGCGATACGGTGCTGCTCACCGAAGCTGGTAAAAAATATCACGACAACTGCAAATGCCTCGGCATCGAAGTGCAAACCCCCGCCGACCTGCCGAAAATCAACCAAGAGCTAGAACAAATCTACGCGGCCTCTGGTAGGTACCCCGGCAGCGACCAAGAGGCTTTCGCCGAAGCCATAGAACGCCACCGAAACCAAACACCCGACTGGGTACCACCAGATGCCGTCAGATACCGGCGCGCAGTGGACATGTCGAAAGCCTCGGGCGATCGAAAAATCACAGTCAAAGAAGCCCTAGACATCGGCTTGGCGGATGACACAGCATGGCCTGAAAAAGAAGACCGAATCCGCAAATGGCTAGAAGATAACGGTGCACAATCCGTCATCAAACTGAAAGAACTTGATAAAATACCTGGTGGCGCGGGGCTTAGATTTAGGGATAGGACTGGAATCTCGAATACTCCTGATGCCATTGTTGATGGAGTCACGACGGAAATGAAATCCATCACCTCGAAAAATGGGATTAATAACAGGGGCAGAAAAGGGAAAAAACAATCAGACGCGCTCATTTATGATTTGAGGGGAGCGGAGCACGATGAGAAAACTATCCTGGCTGATTTACGCAGGGCAGTAGACAATAATGGCGCTGATCTTGATAGGATTGTAGTGATAACCAAGGAAAAAACAATTCTCTGGGAAAGGAGTTAGAAAATGTCGTATGCTGCATCCATCATCATTCGAGATGCTGCCGAAATACCTGAGGATGTTGCAACCCAAGCCAAGAATTTAATCGCAT